GGTGTAGCATTGTTGATGGTAACTACTTCACTGATCTCTTCGTAGTTGATGTCAAGCCCAATCAGTTTTACTTGGACGCCATCATCAGATGTGTCGCCAATGTCACTGGCAACTGTCATGTTTAGAGCAGATGCTGGAAACACATAGTCAGTGGTGTCTGACAACTCCCACACAGTTCTCATGGTAGTGCCCTGACTATCATTGAAACCAAAGATATTTCTTACTGATGCTCCACGAACCTTGCCTCTGGCAACGTTCAGCATGAAAGCTTCGTCCCAAATAAAATTAGACATTACTCCACCTCAGTTAAGATAAGCGACAGCAGATGCCCACACAGAGGCAGAAGATCCTGTAGTTGCTTCAAGAGTTTCTGCTGCCAGTTTTTCCACCACAACACGCTCACCAGCACCAATGTAAAAACTATTGCCATTGCTATTAGCAATTAGACAGGCAGTGCTGTTAGTATTTACGATTGAGACCAATACTGCTGAAGATACATTACTCGCCGCCGAGTCAAGATCAGCTGGTGCTGATAGAGGTTTAATAATCATCTGTCTATACTTTTTAGTTATTTATCTTCTAAGTTATTCTTTGCCTGTTTTAACATCTTAGCGAGATCAGCAGTAGACCCTACAAACATAGTATTGTTTACAGTAGAAGGACCCTTCTTCTTTTCTTCTCCGAGATCTTTCATTTTCTTTTGTAGGTCTGCCAACTTATCAGTGATGTCAGCGACGTTCTTAATGCCCTGGAAGGCAACTTCATATGCCCTTGGGTGGTTGCTGCTCCTAGCAACGTCTAAGAGTTCCTCAATGGCAACCTGACCCTTCTGGATGAGTTCATACAACTCTCCACGGGCATACTTATAATCAGTCTCTACATCAGCAGTATCAACTTCCACCTTTTCGGGTTTAGGTTCCTCTACCTCATCAACAGGAGCAATGTCAAAAACATCCTCCATGTTCTTCTGAAATTTATTGTCCATGATACGTTATACCCTCATTAAATCCGAAGTCATCTTCCATTGTCAGTAAGGCATCATCTGCTGCATTAATGGTGCCATCTTGGTTCTTATCCTCTAATGCTTTTGGTGTTACCTCATAAGTAACAACTCTAGAATTAGTAACTCTATCACCAATAGCAATATCGGTAATAGCTTTCCTAATGATACCAGGAGCAGAGACAGGACCATACATGTAAGTTTTAACACTGAATGACAGTGTATACACTATGTATCGTCTAGTCATATAATCACCTTCGTAATTATCTGTAAAACTAATATTTTCAAGAGTGATTGGGACATCACGCTTCTCTTCCATCTCTGGAATTAAATTAATAGTTACAGTAAATTGTGGTTGGAAGAATGGGAGAATCTGCTCAAGAATTTGAAGTGCATCATCTTGAGACTTTGCAATAACTGCTAACTCAAATCCTAGTGTATAAGGCACTGGTAAGTATTGAGTGTTTACTCCTCCTACTGCATCATCATTAGTTACTTTTTTTCTCTGGATAGGAGGAACTTTCCTACCAGCATCATATTGAATAGTTGTCATTTCAAATGACAATCTAGGAACAGTAATAGTATATTTTTTATCAAGATTTGGTGCTTGCTCTAATCTTGCAAGAAACTTCTGTTGAGGACCATATGCCAGAGGAACTTTCTGTGTCTGGATGACATCTCCATTAGCATCATATGTATTCAACTGAACGTTGTTAAACAGCGTACCAAACGCAGTAACTGTTTTTCTAATAATTTTGTGATAAAAATAAGTTCCTAACATTAGATACTACCTGTAAAATTTCCAAATTCTCCGAATGGATTCTGTTCTGTAAAGTCAAGAATGTCATCCGCAACTAATTCAATCTCTCTGTTTTCTGAGAAGGAGTCAGTCATATTTAGGGAGTCATAAGAAGTGACTGTCCATTTAGCATTAGAATCTACACCTTCAATGCGCTCATTTACATCAAACGTTCCATTCAGATATGCAACATTTAAGACTCTCGTGGCAGGATCCCATGTAGCAACTTTTCCTGCAACGTTTCCTGGAGATCTATCAATGTTAATAGAAGGAGCATATCCACTAATTCCAACAACATTTCCTTGCTGGTCATATATCTCGTCCCCATAAACAAATGGGAGAGAAGGAGCATTAACTTTGGTTACGATACCACCGCTAATTACAGTTGTAGATGTTCCAATAATTGTTCCAGAAGGAGTGTACCAGAAAGCATTTGGTGCTTCAGTATATCTTCCTCCTCCGCTGGTAACAGTGATAGCACCAAGAACTCCACTAGGTGCAACTACAGTTGTTGCAGCAGCATTAAATCTCGTTCCAACTACTTTTTCATCTCGGTCAAACTGACCCAATCCACCAACATTGAGAACGATTGGATATACTCCAGATTCTGCCTCAGTATTATCAACCTCAGGAATGCCAGTATCAAAGATGGTATCACCATACTCAAATACTTCACATGTCATAGTATAAGTATACAGACTTCCTAACTGATAGAAAGGTTTTTGGTTCTCTACATACTTAATTTCAAATACTGTTTCATTCAGTGGGAACCAAATAAGATCACCATCATTGGGTCTTCCGCCAACAATTTTGTTTGTAGATACATCTGCAAAGTCTTTCCAACGTCTTCTTGATACTGTAAGTTGAACTTCATCAGTTACACGAAGACCAAACTTAGACAGCATGTCTCCATTGCCACCAAACTGCTCAAAGTTTTCCAGATACATCTCAATGAGATAACTATCTTTAAACTGTGAGTAGTAGATGTCATTCCATAATTTATCTTCATAGATTTGACGAGGAATGTAATAGCATTCCAGACCATACATTTTGATCTGTTCGTCAACTAAATCTTGAATTAAATTTTGTTCACCCTTTGTTCCCTGAGTAAAATATAAGTTCTTCATCTTATCCGATCATGTCTAGTGGGGGTAACTCTGCTGCTAACTTAAATTCTTGCATGATCATTGCGATCTCACTTTCAGCATCTTCATAGAACTCTCTGCCATTCAGAGTTGTTCCACCAGGAAGTTGAACATTCTTGAATTTAATTAGATTCTGTCCCCACTGACGTTTGATCAAAGCAGTAAGATATCTCTTTAACCAGACATCGTTATATACTTCTGTTGCCGTAGTAGGATCAATCATTCTGTAACATTCAATAAGTAAGTGCTGTCCAGGTGTGATGTTGTCCCAATCTGTATCAATGAATAATTTATTTTCTCTCTTATTAAATCTTACTGGTTTAAAGTTTCCAATAACCCAATCAAGAGTTTCAAGATACTGCTTCACCATATAATAGTTTAGGATTTCCATTGAACCAAAGTTATAGAAATCATTCAAGAACAACTGATACTTCATGCTGAAAATATTTCCAGACACTGCTGAGGAACTATTATCATAAGCATAAATGTTAGTTACACCCAACACATGATCTGGTACGGTGATGAAATTATTTTGCTCCTTAAAGTCCGTGCCAGTAATCGTACTGTTCGCTTTCGCGTCAGTGATCATCTGTTCGGTAACTTCTAGTTTTAAAAATGTTTTGATGCTTCCATCAAAATGACGCTCTTGGAAAAATTGAATAGCATCATCCACAAGATCCTCAATCTGGTCATCATCTACGTTAATCTCTAGGACGGGAAAACCTAATTTCCTTAAGCAGTAGTCAATTAACTCCTGGCGTGATGAGGGTCGTGCCATGAATAAAAAAATACCCCTAGTTTCCTAGAGGTATTTATAAACTGATTGTTTGACTCAGATCATGCCTGGGATTCAGACCAGGAGATCTTACCAGTGATCGTGTATGGGTTAGATCCACTAACACCCGTGGAGTCAATAATGTTAGCAACCACAGTCAGAACGTCAGGACCGTTGGGGAATACATCGTCGCCACCGAGGATAGAGTTGCCGAGGTCGGAAATCTTACTCAGGTCAAACGCTGTAGTAACTGCCTGCTTCTTACCACTGGTGGAGTCAACCGAACCACCAGATGCACGGAAGGTGAAGATCTTCTGACCGCCCGAGATAGTATCGCCTGCTTCATGCTTGAGCAGCTGAGACAGTGATGGATTATCAGCGGTAACGAAGTTATCACTTGAGAGTGCTGGGTTAAGAACCAGCGTGATCTCTGTTTCGTGCGTAGTCTGAATGTCAACGGAGTCCAGTTTCAGTTGCATTCTGTTGATGATTTCTCTTTCACCAAGGAGACCAGTCAGTGAGGAGTCAACAGAAGGCGCGAGTCTGATTGATACCAGTGGCAGATCGGTTTCAATCTGGTTGTTTTCGCCCTGAGGAGCACCAGCATAGTAAACTGTGCTGGATCCTGGTCTATCATTATTCAGGTAGTTAATGTATGGTCTGTATGAGTATGAATCGGCACCAGATCCATCAACATATTGAATGTATGCGTAGAAGGTGGATCCAGAGATAAACGATCTACGGTCAATTGCTCTACCATCCTTGAAGTAGTCTTGAAGGAATCCAGTAGTTGTCTCGTTAAAGATCAGAGTACCAGTTGTCAGAGTTGATGCATTAGATGATGGGAATGGAATTCTGATGAAGAATCTGTATCTACCCGAACCCGCGTACTCAACAAGAATTGCAGAGTTAGCATTTTGTGTAACAGCAGTAGAACTTGTGTTCGTGAACTTCTGAACGTTGCCAGAAGCAGTGAAGACGTATGATTCGTCATCCTGGAAGAGACCATCCATAATGACCGAAGTACCCCAGTGGAACAGAGATGGAATAAACGTTGGAGTTCCGATATTCTCAATCTCGTAACGAGCAGGCAGGTTACCTGAACGGAAGTAAGATTCAGTCAAGCGGTTGTTGTGCTTGAATTCATGAATGTACTTAACATGTCCATTCTGATCCTTGAATCCGAAACGGATCTTACCAGCACCGTACCAGGAGTAGTCGGCGTAGCACATTTGAATCTTCGTGAGATCCAGTGCGAAACCAGTAGCACCAGTTCCATCACACTTATCAACATTCCATTCAGATTGAGGAACGCGAGTATCAACAACCTTCGTGATGATAACGTTCTCTGTAGTAGAACCTCTATAAGATGGTTGTACTTTAATCAGAGTGTCCGAAGTAATTTTAACAACCTTGTAGGTTTGTCCTCTAACAACAATCTTATCACCGAATACAAGTTGAGTAGTAAACTTAGTGTCAACACCAGTGATCGCGTTGGAATTATGTACCGTGTTAACAACACCAGTCATCTGCTGTGTAGCAGATCTTCTTACACAATACAGTGTAGATCCATCATATTCAAAGAAGAATCCATTCTGGAAGTCAAACATACCAGCGCGAACGTTGGAGTTTGCCCATTGGTTAATATGATAACCAAAGAATCCAGTTGCCTGACTTGCAAGTTTAGCACTTACAGCATCAACAACGAATTCAAAGTCATTGACAATTTCGGTAATCGCAAAACTTCCATTAAATTCATCTTCATTTGCTTGTGCGATAGTAATCTCAAGATCAGTATTGAGGTTGTGTGCGTACTTAGTTGTAATTCTGATGTAGTGTCCAGAAGTACTATCTCCACTGGAAGCAGCAGTAAAGTAAACTGCACTTGTAGCAGGAGTCAGAGGATTAAAGTTAATCGCGAACGAAGTCTGAATACCTTTACCTGACTGATAACGGAAGTACTTACGAGTCTGACGACAGATGAGACCGTCAGGAGACTTAGAAGTACCGATTTCCATACCACCATCAAATGGTCTATGGAGATAATATCCATCGGGACGTGTATAAACAAGAGTTCCGATCAGATACTTACCATTGGGATCAGTTGTTGCGAAGGTGGTATCCATCAGCATCTCAAAGTCATCCTTGATAGCTGTGATTTCCTTCGTGATAAACGTACCAGGAGAAGTGGTGGTATCAATAAATGTTACCGAGTCACCAACCTTGAAGTAACGCTTGAAGTTTGTATCAGTACCGACAACAACTCTGGAACCATCTTCAATCGCAATTGAACCGCTACCAACAATGTCACCCGCAACGTTAGTATGAATCAGACCATGCTCCTGAGAGTATGAAGCAATTTGCGTAATATCAATAGCATTTGCAGAGAGTGCATCTTCAAAAGTATGTGCAAGTTTGAGTTGCTCATCATCAAGAACGATTACATAGTAATCTTTATTGTCTTCCAGACCAGGCAAAGCAGGATTTCCGAAAGAGCTATAGATTACCTTAGATCCAGTCTTGAAGAAGTGATCTTGAATTGTGATGGAATCTGCACCTGCATTAACATCTGTTGAAGCATCAAATAGTTTTCTAGAAGGACGGATCTTAAATGGAACGCGAACCTCAAGAGTCTTTTCATCAACAATATATGTGTTCTTAAATCCACCGTCAGAAACACCGAAGTCAGTTGTCTGATCTTCAAATGCCTGGAGACCAGAACCTTGACCCGTAAGATCTTCTTCAGGAAGACCAGAGTTAAAGCTGACGCCATTAATTGATCCAGAACCACTGAAATTATTACTTAGTGTAATTGTTGTAGAATTGTTAATGCTCTGAATTGTGGTGTCAGTTGGCAGACTCAATGTGTCACCATTTGCGATAATGGTAACGACCTGACCAGTAGTGAGTTCAGTCTGTGGGTTAATAGTCATACCAGTAATCTGGTTGCTATTTGCAGAAATGTTACCATTGAAATTCTTACCAACAGCAGTTCTCAATTGGAATCTATCCGAGTTCAGAACGTTAGCATAATACAGAGTGTTGTCTGTCAGACCAGCAATTGGCGTGATACCTTCATTGTTATAAAGAAGAGCATTGTTTGTTGATAGGTTATGTTGATCAACATACATTGAGTTCTTTCTGAAGTTAATAACCGTACCAGTAAATCTATACTGACCGTTTGCTTCCATAATTCTAAGAGCATTTCCACTAGTGGATGTCTTAATACGGAATCTATTGTTATCAACTTTCTCAATAAAGACTTGTCTTGGTGCAGAAAGTTCATTGATGGGTGAATTAATAAATCCAGTTCCATCCATGAACTTAATTGTCTGACCTGAGACTACTTCATACTGAACCTCATCATTGGTGTTAAGACCATGATCTGCAGAATAGAAGGAGTTCTTCTCAACAAGTTTTCTCAGAGGAATCAGATAGTAGTTGCCACTCCAGTTATCGCCCCAACCACTGAAGTAGTTGTGCTGACCAGTGAAGTATCCACCAGAGTAATACCACCATGCATAGGAGTAAGATGCTCTGTGGTTAATATAGTCATTATTGGTTGTATAAACATATGGATTGTTATTATTACCAAATCTTCTATCATAGTGAGGAGCAATATCACTGTCTCCAGATCCCCATGGTCCGAGAGCATTATATCGTGCTGATTGAGTCTTATCATCAACCATGAAGTCATTTCTTCCGAAAAGACCAGTTCTTCTCAAAGGACTCATGAATGGAAGGATATCACCATATCCCCACCAGGCACTTCTACCGTAGTTAACTTGCTCTCTATAATCTTCACCGAAGTGTCCTGCACCACCGATATGTGTCCAGTCTCTTGGATATCCAGGACCAGTTCTGTATGGAGTGATGAAGTAAGTGTTATCAATGTTATCAGTAGATCCGTATGGACCGCCAGTTCCAGCAAGACCGAAGGAGTTTGAACCAAACTCTTGTAAGTCATAACCAGAAATGTTACGATAATCTGGTGTGCTGGCATAGATGTTCTGGGCACGCATAGCATAGTATGCGGTATACAGATAGTGGTCATTTCTGTTGCCAGAGTGCGACTCGCGAGCAATTCTGTAGCAAAGACCGAAATT